AATTATAGCTCTATGTGTTATAGAGTTTAATTCACAATCTTGTGTACCTATTACAATATTAGCAGGTTGTTTGATATACCTTAGATTATATTCACTTACCGTAAAATCACTTGCTGCTATCAACTCATGTCTTTTAACACCTGAATCAGATGCTACATCTAATCTCCAGATAACCTTACTTGATGGTTTTTTGAAAGGGTTATCAACATTCATGTTATACTCATCATGTGTAGTAGGTTTAATTTTAACCACTTTACCATCTATACATGCATCAGTTGATGATATTACAGCACTCTCTTGTACAGCAAATAAGAAATCAGTAGGTAAGTCAAAGAACGTTCCATTAGGCATAACTCCTATTTGACTACTAGATCTATCAGAAGTATTAAGATTTGCAGATTTAAGAAGCTCTGAGAGACCTTTACGTCTTATCTCAGTAGCTTCAAATCCTTGTCTATATTTATTTCCGTATACATCTAAAATTCTTAACATGTATCTCTCTTGAGCTTTATTTAAGAAAGTTTCTATCTCACTGTCTTTATAGCCAGGAGCATCAAAATTAGTTATCTTATCATATAAGATAAGAAACTCTTTCTTCATCTCAGTTGAGGTCATTGTTTAATTATTTTTTAGATGTTTCTAATCTAGCTTTTAAGTTCATGTAGATGTCACTATTTGCTTTATTTGATAAAAACTCAATAGCATTTTGAATAAGTGGAACTTCACCTGCATTAGCCATAGCTTCACCACCTTGCAAGAAATACTTACGTCCTTCTTTCTTGATGATTCCTGCAAATACACACTCTTCAATAAATAATCTTAAGTCTTTAGATGCATCTTTAGCAATAGCTAAGAAAGTATCTACATTCTCATCAATCATTTTACCTACTTGATCTTGTAACCAAGTTTTCTTAGCATCGCTAGGTACTTTTTTACCATACAGTTTTAAGAAATTTGTCATTTCGTCAATACTGTCTTCCATTTTACCAAAGAACTTGTATGCTTCTTTTTGTTTATCTCTAATAGTTAATCTAGTAGCTTGCTCATGATCTTCTGGAACTAAAACATACTTGTATGTTCTTTTTTTAAGTTCTTCTTTAGGCTCTGAAGCAATTAAATCTTTATTAGACAATAACAATTTATAATCTATATAATCTTTAGGGTTAGCTAAATCTAGAATCCTAACGTCTTTACCTAGTTTAATTCTATGACTTTCCCAAAAGTTTCTTTCTTTTTTATATGGAGATAAATCTCCTTTGTCAAATGACATCCCTGATTCTTCTTTATCTTCAAAAAAAGCTCTTTCAGTTTCATCTAATGGACAAATAATTTTACCACTTCTATCTCTAGGTGCAGTAATGTTGATTGTTGAACTACCTACTAAAAAGAACGCTTCATGTTCTGGATCTGTAATTAGTCCTCTTGACCTCATAATTGGTTTTACTTTAATCTTGCGATTAGGTAATTTAAATGTTCCCATAATTTTCCTCTCTTTAAATTTAACTTTTTATTATTTAGCACTCTCCCCATTGCTAGGGAGAGGCTAAGATAATAATTTTATTCTAATTATGCTTGAATATTTGAAATAAATGATGCAGTCTTAGATGGATCTCTTACAATCACACCACCGATGAACATTTTATGCTCTTCCCAAGCATCTACAGCTGAACCTACTGCACTTACAGCACCATCAGGATCAAATGGATTTCTCAAACCAGCGATATACTTGTGGATAATTGGCATACCAGCAATACCTACTTTTTGGATATTTGGTTGACCATCGTTAGTACCGATGTCCATAATATCAAATCTGTAAGATTCAGCAACACCACCATCAGGGTGAGTTAATTTATTTCTATCTCTGTTATCATACATAGAGTCAACAGACAAAGTAACTTTGATTCCGTTAGGGCCCATATATTCAACAAATTGACCACCGTATCCTAAAGGCATTTGAGTAGACAACCCTGCAGTTTTACCAGCTTTGTAAACACGATCATTAACAAATAATGGAGTATACAATTGAGTGTTGTTTTCTAAAGCTTTATGGAATAAGTAAGCACCACGCTCACCAGTTCTCATAACAAACTCACGTCTATCGCCAGGGATTTTACCTTCTGACAAATCTAACAATCTTTCAGTTAAATCAGAGATAGAGAATGTGTTGTAGAACTCAGTGTTAGCTGCTTCCATTTGCTGACGCAAACCTGCACCTTCTTTGATTTTGAAACCTGATTTACCAGAAATTTCATAACCACCTTGTTCAGTTCTGTTGTGAGTACCAAACATGTACATTCTGTTGATGTCTTGTCTAAACTCAAAGTCAAATCTGTAAGACTCATAATCTTGCCATACTTTGAACATTTTACCTGAGTTAGCATCCAACAATGCAGTACCCATTTTACGTCCTTTCAAGTTACCTGGAGTTTTTTTCATCATTCTAATTTGAGTGAATGCATTTCTCATGGTAATGTTAGACTTGTAGTGAGTTTGATGTCCTTTTTCAGAGAAAGCTCTTTCTACTGGAGAGAACTCACCAGAGAATCTTTTTCCTGCAACAGCTTCATCATAAGGCAAGAACAAGTTGTTGTCGCCTGTGTCTAAACGACAAGTGTAAACAAAGTTACTACCTTCTTGAACTGGCTCACCTACGATTAAGATAGGGTAAACTTCATTTTTCTCACCAACAATACGTTGAGTGTCATCAAACCAGTCTTTACCAAAAACTAATTCAAAAGTTGTAAAGTTCAATCCTGGCTCATCAGTAGCAGTGATTGCAGTTCCATCAATTCTACATTCAATCAAAGGTACATTGTCTAACGCAGGAGAAGCAAGTTCCCATGTGTAGTCTCTGTCATCTTCAAATTCTAGAGTTGGAAATTGAGCTAGCATGGTATCAATGTTGTTACCAAAGTTAGCTGCTTGAATTTTTGTAATCATGTCAGAAGCCTTTTGTGGCGCTTGTTGCCAAATAGCTCCCAAGTGATTATCAGTTGTAAGACCCTTCCATGTAGAAGCATCTGTCATCTGTAATGGTGAAATTAACGTCATATTTATTGTTTTAAATTTTTAACTTGTTTATTATATCATTGAACCAAAAGCATTTAAAATATCATCTGCTATTGATTTAGTTCCTTTAGTTGCTCTTGAGCCTGTAGCTCCAGAGTTTGTATCTGCAGTTTGACGTGCAAATTCTTCTTTTTTAAGTTGTTCATCTAACTTGTTAATCGCTGCTGATTTAGATGTACTTACAATCTTATCCCATTTAGTCATACCATCTGTGATATGGTGTAAATAAGCTAACTTAATTAAGTACTCTTGATCATTAATCATGGAATTAACAATCGCATTAACAGGATTACCGTTAGAATCTTGTCCTGCTGGTTTAGTAAGTAAATCATATACTTTATCTTTAGACTTAGTATTAATCTTCATACTAGGTAGAATTTCTTCAGTAGACTTAATTTTATCTTTAATAGTATTAAGTCTTTCTTCTGCAGCTTTCTCAGCAGCCTTTTTAGACTCTTCAGCTTCTTTAAGAAGATTACTAGTAGTTTGTTTTTGATACTCCTGCAATCTTTTTAATGCAGCTTTAGAATCATCTACATCTTCCCCTAAATTAACAGAACGTTCAGAATATTTTGTAGCTGTTGCTTCATCATATCCTTTAATTATAAAGTCTTGTTTAATTAACAACTTTCTTAATTCTAATGAATCATCTGATTCTAAATTAGAATCTTGTATGTTATTATACTGAGACTCTATACTTTTTTGTTGTCTATAAGCTTCATTAGGTACTCCAGATCTTAAAGCTGTTAAATATTCTTTTTGATCTTCTGTTAAATCTGCAAACTCATTACTCTTAACTTGTTTGTTAATTATAGCAATTAAGTCAGATGCTGATTTAATTTCTCCTAATTCTTCTTCATCCAGTGACGGTAAAACTCCCTCATCTACAAGAGTTGAGACCAAGGAAGAGAGAGGAGTTGAGGGAACACTCTTATCTTCAGAGGGAGTCTTATCATCAATATCTTTATTATCTTTAGATTCAATGACAGGCTCATCTAAGTCTGCAATCTCGTCAATATTTATTAATCCTGAAGTGTCTACAACATCTTTTACATCTGTTTTATCACTTACATTATCATCATCAGTGTCAACGCTCTGAGCACTGGTTACAGATTTATTATCAAATGAGGCTTCTGCTCCTGCTAATAAATCTAAATTAATCCCTTCAAATAGTTCCTTACTCATATATTCTCTCTCTTTAATTTACTAATTTAACTAAAGTGCTTTGACAATTCCTAATATTTTTGTAAAAATGAC